TAGACGCTTGCAAGGGATGCTATGCTAGAGGTGGTAACTATAGATTCCCTAACGTCAAGGCTCCTAGAATCCATAATAAAGAGGATTGGAAACGGGATGATTGGGTAGATGATATGGTAGCAGAGTTGGACAATCATAGATATTTTAGATGGTTCGACAGTGGCGATATGTATCATATCAAACTAGCAGAGAAAATCTATCAAGTTATGGAGCGTACGCAATGGGTTAAGCATTGGCTACCGACTAGACAGTATAAGTTTTCAAAATTTGCGGATGTAATAGAGCGAATGAATAAACTTGATAACTTTGTTGTAAGATTATCAAGTGATAGTGTGCAAGGTAAAAAGGTAAACTTTAGCACATTCAGATTGAATAGTATTAAGACTAGCAGCACAATACTACCGAAAGATATTGACGCTGTATTTTCTAGCGATCATGATGGAGTTAGGCAGGATAAAAATGCTGTAATCTGTAGAGCCTATGAGAATGATGGCAAGTGCGGATCATGTAGAGAATGTTGGAATAAGTCAGCAGAAACAATCGCTTACGTGGCGCATGGTCGATCAATGGCTAAAGTAATTAACGATAACCTAATAGCAGTCGGTTAATAATTGAAACAAATTGTAACAAAGTATTGACATAGCATACTACATACTATATACTGGTTACCAAGTTAAAGGATAAATACTAATGAATACTAATGATTTTTTAGACGGCCTGTATACACTGGCCTTTGGATTAAAAGAAGATAAAGATTATTATAGTCTTAAAGAGCTTCATGATGAGCTTTGGAAAAGATCAGACGCATATTTTAAATTACTCTGGGAGCTAGAGGAAAAAGAAAATGACAATTAACGAAGCACTACAGATACTACTAGACAATTCAGATTACGCGCAGTATAATAACTCTGATGACGTAGGATATGCCGAAGCATTTAAAGAAATAACAGATAGGCTAGGTGTATTCTATGATAAGAACACAGATCAATTTATAACGACAGATACAGGTGATGTGATATGAGAATTTATACGCTGATAGCTACAGATAGAACGGAGATAGAGGTAGATATGGAGAAGTCTAGTCAGGATAGCAAGATATTCTACCTCCACAAAGGTCATGCGGAAGAGGTCAGGAATACAATAGAAGAAGACTACGGCACTACTATGAAGGTTGTCTCGTTTAGGATTGCAGATTATAACTGGCCTATTGTTAATTGAAACAAATTGTAACAATCACTTGACTTTAGTTTAAAAATATGTTACTATCTATATAGTTTTTTAAAGACGCAATGGGAAATGATAATGAATATTAATCAAGAATTAACAGTAGAAATTAAAAAGGTTTATGGAGTTGATAGAATCTATCCGGCTTGTAGTAAGTCACTTGCACTATCAAAGTTGATAGGTAAGAAAACTTTTAGTAGGCAGGAAGTGAATCTAATTAAGGATGATCTAGGGTATACATTTAAACATAAAACTTATGAGGTGTAATAAGATGCAAACTATTTATAGAGTTAGATCAGTCAAGAACCGTACAGGTATTAGCAATGGCCCAGTATTTATAGGGTTTCATTTTCTCAAGCGTAGCTTTTATATTGAGAAGCCTAATGCCCTTAAAGAAATCAAAGTATCTGTTAGAGACACTCAAGGTAATGAGGAAATCAACGAAGGTTGGCATAAAGTAAATGCCTAATACTATATGCAATGTTAAGGGGTGTACTACTAAAGGTGTAGTAAGGATCAGCGGTGATAAGATTTATTGCGCTAACTGCTACACCTTTGTAATCTCTACCGTATTTAATCGAGGCAAGAAACATGAGTTACCGAAAAGAATTTTACACAATAATAGATGATGAGTGGGCACAATTCTGGGCCAGTAATCACGTTACTGCTCCAACAATTAAGGCACACTTTGTAGACTATATTGACGGGGCGTTAGGGATAGTTGATAAGACTAGTGAGGATAGGTTTGAGAAAATGATACACAAGATGTACCCGCATGAGGATTACTACTATCACTTTGGAGATATGATAAGACATATCATTGTCATGTTCTTAGAGAATAAGATATATGGCATGACAAAATATGGGGTAGATGATAATGTTATTGAGCACTAAACCATACAAGTATGATACACTGAAGTCGGCATACGATTCTATGAAGGCTCAGTATGACTCAGAGTTTACCTTTGATGTTACTACTGATGAGGACAATGACGTAGTTGTGAGAGTGTCTGACAACTATAACAATGACATAGGATATTTAGAGGACTATTAATTACAGGCTGCGTGGCAGAAGGGTGATGCAGTGGATTGCAAATCCATATATGCAGGTTCAATTCCTGCCGTAGTCTCCACATTTATTATGGGTATGGCTTGCAGAAATGCGTAGCCTAAACCGGATGCTTGGAATAGGCAATCCCTATTATCCTACCCATATTTAATTTTAATTAGGGGAAATAAAATGGCAAGGGTTTACACAGATTGGAGGACATTACCGGATGATCCTAACAGAGTAGGTGATGAGGACTACGAACCTATGCGTAGGTATAGGCTAGGTAGTTACGAAGAAGATTACGAAGATGTAGAGTGGACTAAGGATGACCCTGTAGTTTACCTCATGTAAAATAAATTATAACTTGGAGATAAAGAATGATAGAAGCAATGTATAAAAATACAATACATATCAATAACTTACGGGCAGCAGGGTATGGATTGGCTGACTTTCCAATTGACGTAAGGCCAGTACACTACGAAGATACTTACGGTAACAGCGTAGAGATAACGGGTCGGGTTGTATCTATTAGACCTGACACTGGTGATGTGCTAGGATACCATAGCAGAAACTACAACATCACTGAACATATACCAGTGATAGAGGCTATACGTTCATCAGTCGAACGAGCTACGGTAGATGCTACTGGTGTTAAGGAATCTATTAAGATTGCTAACAAGGGTGCTAGGATGATCTATAACCTAGAGCTACCTGCTCATAAGATTATTACACCGGACGGCGATAGTGCTACGCTAAGTTTCTTAGGAGTGAATAGCTTTGATGGTTCTTCACCACTGGTACTTAGTGTAGGTGCTAGGCAGTGGATGTGCGACAACGGCCAGATATTTACTGATAATGCTACTGCTATGTATAAGTCTAGGCATACAAGAGGACTGAGCATAGATCAGGGTGCTAGAATTATTAGCAGGGGTGTAGAGGTTCTTGAGAAAGAGGCAGAGCTATGGCATCACTGGGCTAAACTAAGGTGCTCTACTCCTGCAACACTAACATCGAATCTGTTAGGTCTATCCAACACAGGGGTAGCGGAAAGGGGAACCAGAAGCACAGGCTACCACTACATTATGGAGAAGTATAAGAACCATTATTCTAAGGCAATGGGTAGAAATTACTGGGCATTGTATAATGCTTTCACAGATTGGGCTACTCATGCACCAACTAAGGGTAGCAAAGCTAATGTTTCACTCATGAGACAGAAGAAAGTACAGGATATATTGAATAGCTTTCCTAAATTGGAGAAGGCTGCATGATATTAGAAAGCACCTACCAAGATTTGAGGCTGCTTCTGGATACACTTGAGGGATTACCTCTTGACAACAGGAAAGATATAGAGTATCGTGAAGCAGTTAAATTGTTAGTGGATACTGCTGAGTCTGATAAGGAGATTGATTAAATGATAGTAGGCTATATATTATTTTTGCTTGTATTAGTAGTTGACTTTTTTTTATATGCGATTATAATGGCATACTTTGACGGAGACTTTAAGAGATTAGATGAAAGATACAGGAAAGATAAAGATTTAAAGTAGACCTACAACATAATTAATTTTATGTTTGCTCCTAAGTTCCAGAAGCAAAAAGGGGGAGGCTACAAAGTTGTATGAAATAGGATGCTCAATAAAGTCCTATGACTAGAAACTAACAGTCGGATATCCGAGAAAACAATTAGTTCGCTGTTAGCAGAAAGCAACGTGAGTAGTGGGTATTGTGGCAGTGGGGTGCGGCTGCTTCTACTTTTTTAAGGGGGTTAAAATGAGAAGAGCACCACCAAGCCAGTTAAAAAATAGGAACCTAGTTGCTAAACACGCACACAAATTCAATAAGAATCAGGTGCATAAGGATAAGCATAGGGAAACTAAGAGGGGCTATGTCAAGCATAAGGGTATAGTCCACAACCACCCAACACAACATGATGAGTCAGACGAATTAGAATTAATTAAAAAAGTGCTTGACAAAAAAGAATAACTGTGTTACCATACACATATAAACTAAACAGAGGAGATATAGTATGGCTGTACTAGAAGGCAAAGCGTATTGGGCGAGTGTTCTTTCACCCAACACTAAGTTTGAGCCTGTCTTTTCCGTGAACCTTGTAGTAGATCAAGAGGTAGCAGAAGAGTACAAGCGTAAGGGATTTGCAAAGCAAGTCAAAGAGATGGAAGACGTAGGCACTGCGCTAGTTATAAAGCGTAAGGTAAACTGGACAGACAGGAAGTCAGGTCAGGTGCATACACGACCTGCCCCCAAGCTGTTCGACAAATCCAAGCAGCCCTTAGATTGTCAGGTAGGTAATGGCTCTAGGGTTAAGGTTCAATTCCGTGAGTGGGAGAGCGGTGATTGGAGTGGGTTAGACTTCCAAGCCATGCAGGTTCTTGACCTTGTGGAATATAATGCTCCGGCAGGTGCGGAGTTTGACGTAGAAGAATCTTTAGGGGAGGAGGATGAACTATGAATATAGACCCTGATGCTCCATCAACAACGGCAGTATTCAGGACTGAGGAGGGAGATTATAATGTCTCCCTTTTTAGTGTTGAGGGTAAGCTGAAATTTAAGTTAGCCCAGAAAGCTTTGAAAGAATTAAGTGAGCTAAGTGATAAGGTAATGATACTTAGAGAAGCACTTCAGTCTTTGAGAGCTGACATAATGGACACGGAATGTCATGAAGAAACTTTAATAGAACGTGAACGGGCTAGAGATGAGAAGGGCCAGTATGTAGGTGACGATCCCTCAACCCCTAATGTTAATGAGGCATACAAGCAAGAGGATTAGGTATGACATTCGCAAAGTATCACTTACCCTGCCCTAGTTGTGGAGGCGGTGATCCTGTCTCTGTCAACGAAGATGGTTCCGGTTACTGCTTTAGTTGTGAGACTAGGTTTCCTGACTATGAGAAGGCCACAGGCGGGGAGACAATCACAACCAATGAGATACAAACATATCGGAACAACGCAATGAATCAGGCAGAGGGTAGCTTTGTTGCCCTTACTGACAGAGGTATATCAGTAGAGACAGCTAAGAAGTATGGAGTTAAGGCTGTTAAAAATGAATCTTCTAACCAGATCATGCGTCACCTATACCCTTACTATGTAGCCAATGAGATAACAGGTTACAAGGTACGGGAACCTAACAAGATGTTTTCTTGGAGAGGGAATCCACAAGGAAGTGGGCTTTTTGGGGAGCAGTTATTCAAGGCAGGAGGTAAGTACATAACACTAGTAGAGGGTGAGTGTGATGCGATGGCAGCATACGAACTGCTTGGCTCTAAGTGGCCTGTCGTTTCCATTAAGAATGGTGCGTCTGGTGCAGTCAAGGATGTGAAGAACTCACTAGAATTTATAGAGTCTTTTGATAACGTCATCATTAACTTTGATAATGACAAGCAGGGTAGAGAGGCTGCGATCAAGGTAGCCAGATTACTAAGCCCCGCTAAAGCAAAGATACTTACACTGCCTACAGATTTTAAAGACGCTAATGATATGTTACGTCAGGGCCGACACCATAGCTACGTTAGTGAGTGGTGGTCAGCAAAGACTTACACACCTTCTGGTGTACTAAACGTAAGCGAGAACAAGGAGAAGTTTGACAACAGACAACGCAAAGAATCTGTGCCTTATCCGTGGGAAGGACTCAACGAAAAGCTATACGGACTAAGACAGGGAGAGCTTGTAACCCTGACGGGAGGCACAGGTCTAGGTAAATCTTCTGTAACCAGAGAGCTAGAGCACTGGCTCATCTCTCAAACTAAGGACAACGTGGGTGTCATAGCATTGGAGGAGGATTGGAGAAGGACAGTTGATGGTATCATGTCTATCGAATCTAATGCTAGGCTCTACGTTGATCAGGTGAGAGAGGAGTTTACTAAAGACCAACTAGACAATACATTCAATAAGATGTTTGAGGGTGACAACAAAGACAGGGTGTGGATTCATGCTCACTTTGGAGCCACTGATCTTGATGAGATATTTTCTAAGATAAGGTTTATGATCGTAGGATGTGGGTGTAAGTGGGTGATAGTTGATCACCTTCATATGCTTGTATCTTCTGCTGCTGAAGGGGATGAGAGGCGTACCATAGACAGCATCATGACTAAGCTACGCTCCATAGTAGAGGAGACAGGTGCAGGGATGGTGCTAGTGTCTCACCTGCGTAGAGTAGAGGGCAATAGAGGCCATGAGAATGGTGTCACTGTTGGTCTGAATCACCTTAGAGGATCACAATCTATAGCACAATTATCCGACTGTGTTATAGCACTTGAGAGGAATCAACAGGCAGATGATCAGGTTGAATCTAACACAACTCACTTGCGGATATTGAAGTCTCGCTACACAGGAGATGTTGGCATGGCTACACATTTACTGTATGATAGAGAAACAGGCAGACTTTCTGAGGTTGATGCGGAGGAACCAGATGAGTTCACTAGTCTTTGATATTGAGACAGATGATTTAGATGCTACTAAGATATGGTGTGTCACTACGGTAGACACAGAAACAGAGGAGGTTAATTCATACTACAAGGATACACTAGCTACAGGACTAGATCGTTTATCAAAAGCAGATAAGCTTATAGGCCACAACATACTAGGCTTTGATATGCCAGTGATTAAGAAGCTACATAATTTAAATTTGTTTAATAAAAAAATAGTAGACACACTGGTAATATCAAGACTCTTGAATCCTGTACGTGATGGAGGGCATAGCCTTAAATCGTGGGGGTTCCGGTTAGGTTTGCCTAAGATAGAGTACGAAGACTTCCAACACTTCTCTATGGACATGGTGAAGTATTGTGAAAGAGATACTGTTCTTAACAAGAGGGTGTACGACAGGCTAAGGATGGAAACAAAAGGCTTTAGCAGGGAGTCAATAGATTTAGAGCAAGCCACTGCTAAGATTCTAAGTGATCAGAGAGATCATGGTTTTCTTTTTGATCAGCAGACAGCATCACTATTAATAGCAGAGTTAAACGAAAAGTTAAACGGGGTTGTTACTGAGGTGCATAAGGAGTTTAAACCTCACACTACCTATCATACACTGCGCCCATCCTATAACAAGGACGGTTCTATATCTAGGATGGGAGAGTTACGTCAAGAGAAGAACGCCTCTGGCAATATAAAGAGGTCACGCCTTTCTTGTTTTGAGTTTGAAGTTATGAAGACCGAAGGGGAAGTTGTACGCAAAGAAGTCATCCCCTTTAACTTAGGCTCACGTAAACAAATAGGTGAGTACCTACAGGAGTTTGGGTGGAAGCCTACTAAGTTTACTCCTACTGGTCAGCCTATTGTAGATGAGGGTACACTTAAAAAGATTGACAACATACCACAGGCAAAGCTTATAGCTGACTACCTGATGTATCAAAAAAGAATAGCACAGATAAATTCTTGGTTTGATTCTTTAGGAGATGACAGCAGAGTGCGTGGGTTTGTTAATCACAACGGCACAATCACTGGGCGAATGACGCACCGTAGCCCTAACATGGCACAGTGTCCTAGCATAAACTCACCCTATGGAAAAGAGTGTCGATCCTGTTGGACTGTGCCTGAAGGGTACGATCTTGTAGGCATAGACGCTTCTGGACTAGAGTTGAGAATGCTTGCACACTATATGGATGACAAGGACTATATAAATGAGATCATCAACGGAGATATACACACCACTAATCAAAAACTTGCAGGACTTGAATCAAGAAATCAGGCTAAAACTTTCATCTATGCCCTCATATACGGAGCAGGAGATGCAAAGCTTGGCAGTGTGGTTGGAGGAAATAAGCGGGATGGTAGTCAACTTAAACAACGCTTCCTTACTAATCTCCCATCACTTAAAAATCTTAGAGACAGAGTATCTAGAGCATCTGCAAAGGGTTTCATCAAGGCACTAGATGGACGCAAGCTATTTATTAGATCGCCTCACAGCGCACTCAACACTCTGCTACAGGGTGGTGGTGCTGTTGTTATGAAGAGAGCATTGATTAAGTTAGATGAGGAGATAAATAGGTTACATCTTCCTGCACATTTTGTAGCTAACATACATGATGAGTGGCAAATAGAGGTTGACAAGAGATCATCAAGTGTGGTAGGATCATTGGGTGTAGAGTGCATAAAGCAAACAGCAGACTACTACAATTTAAACTGTCCGTTAGATGGGGAGTTTAAGATCGGAGGAAACTGGAGTGAAACGCATTAACTGTAGTACACCAGATTACATTAAGTACGTCCGTGACAGAAGGTATCATAAGTTAAATCAAATTAAAATGGAAAGGGGTTGTAAAGATTGTGGCTATAAGAAACATCCTAAAGCTTTACACTTTGATCACATTGTCAGAGAAAACAAACACCTTATACTAGACGCTGCCGCATCGGGAGGTGGTGGGAAAATGTCTAGGATGGTAAAAAGAATAAACCTAACCGACAAAAAAAAGAATAGGGAATACATAAAAGAATTATTTAATGAAGTAAAAAAGTGTGAGGTTAGGTGCGCTAACTGTCACAGCATAAGAACATGGGAAGAATTACATTATATGCCTAACGTCCGTAAGGGCAAGAAAATTATACAGGAAGAACCGTATGTCAAACAACAGAAATTTAACTTCTGATATAGCTAAAGATATTTATGAGGCGTTAGCCCCCCTTACCAAAGGCAAGCACCTTGATATATCAGATGAGGATATAGAAAACTTTGGCGAGAGAATGAAGTCTGCTCTTGAGTCATGGGCTAGACCACCTAAAAGAGATTCTTCTTTTACATTGAGGATGTCTAACATAGGCAAGCCTGTCAGGAGACTTTGGTTTGATAAACATGGGGAAGTAAAACAAGAAGGACACTCACCTCAGACATTCATTAAGTTTCTTTATGGACACCTACTTGAAGAGGTAGTCCTCATGCTTGCTAGACTTACGGATCACGATGTAGGCTCTGAGCAAAAAGAAGTTATGGTAGATGGTGTCTCTGGTCACATGGATTGTAAGATAGATGATGAGGTAGTAGATATAAAGACTGCTTCGGGGTATGCGTTTAGAAAATTCAGCGGTGGTTCACTGGGCGATGATGATCCCTTTGGTTACATACCACAGCTAACAGGCTACGAAGAGGCCGAAGGGACAGAGAAGGGAGGCTTTCTAGTTATCAATAAAGAAAGTGGAGAGCTTTGTTTCTATGCGCCAGAGGAACTAGACAAGCCTGTGATTAGAGACAGGATAAGCCACGCAGTCAAGGCGCTAAACAAATCCAAGCCCCCTTCAAAGTTATGCTATGAGCCTGTCTCTGAAGGAAAGAAAGGCAACAAGAAGATACATAAGAATTGTTCTTATTGCCCACACAAACATGAATGTTTTAAAGATGCTAATGATGGGCAGGGCTTGAGAACATTTAGATATAACAAAGGGTTAGCTCACTTCACTAAAGTATTATCTGAGCCTAGAGTGGAGGAAGTTTTAGTATGAACTCCAAGAAAATGAAGTTGATTAGGCGCAGAGCTAAGGAGCTTTTAGTAGAGTGGATGCAATCTCTTGTTGACAAGGAGTCTGGAAAGGTGTATAATGTAAACAACGTCTTAGACTTTACACCTAAACAAACTCATTTATATTACAACGATGGTACTTTCCACTTGAGTTCGTTTACTTATAAGTGGTTTGTTAAACGATTGAAAAAGTTATGCTACACTAAAGACTTATCTTTAATAACAGTACAGGACTGTAAGGAAATGAACAAGTGAAGATAAGAAAAGGATACAGGAAACAAAGGGTAGCTAGGCCCAAAGAAAAGGATGTTCCTGCAACATATGATTCTAAGTGGGAGCATACTTTACATCAAGGAGTTCTTAAAAACTGGCAACACCATAGCGACACGGTTGACTATACAGTAGAACATAAATATCATCCAGACTTTATAAAGGTTATTGGAAATAAAACAATTTTGTTAGAAGCTAAAGGAAGGTTCTGGGACTATCAGGAATACAACAAGTACACATGGGTTAGGAAAGCACTACCTAAAAATGTTGAGCTTGTGTTTTTATTTTCTGCTCCTTATGCCGCTATGCCCCAAGCAAAGAAGCGTAAGGACGGGACAAAACGTAGCCATGCAGAATGGGCAGAGGCTAACAACTTTAAGTGGTACGATGAAGATACACTACCTAAAAAATGGAGAGATGATTAATGAGTATTGATGACGCAACGCCTGATGAATGGAACGAAGTCAATAAAAAATTAAGGGAAGGCAACTACTATTCAGATGAGGTTATTGGTGAAGCAAGAACAGTCAAAAGAAAAACAGTTGTGCCTATTGAGAAAGATGATATAGATCATCCATCACATTATAATAATGGTGACATAGAATGTATTGAGGCTATTGAAGCGGCCTCTACCAAAGAAGAGTTTGAAGGGTATCTCAGAGGAAATGTTATAAAGTATATATGGCGGTTTAGATACAAGGACAATGTAAAAGATTTGCGTAAAGCCAGATGGTATCTAGATAAACTTACAGCAGAGGTATGCAAATGATGCTTGCAAACACTAAAGGCGAGATGTTTTTTAGAGATATAGATGGGGATGTTTGGCAGTACGAATTAAAAACAAATCCACCTGAAGCTGTTTACTGGGAAACTTATAAATTAAAACCAACAGATATTAAAGTTATATCTGAAGCAGACACAGAGGTTAAGAAAAGAATACGTCAAGAAATATATAAGGACATTACAAATGTGGGATCGCAAAGCTGAACGAACAGCTAAGTACAATAAAAAGAAAGAAGCTGTAGACAAGAAGCATAGAACACACAACCATAAAGGACTAAAAAAATAACCCATGACACAGAGCAAAATAGGCAAGCAAGATTACTTAGGAATCAAAATAAATTATGATGCAGAAGAACGTCTAGATTCTTTTGCTCTCTCTACATTAAAGGACAGGTATCTTTGGGAGAATGAAACTCATGCTCAAGAAGCTTTTGCTCGCGCCAGTATATTTGGTGCTACTTATAACGGACACACTGATTATGATCTTGCACAGCGACTCTACACGTATGCTAGTAGTTTCTGGTTCATGTTTAGCACTCCTGTCCTTAGCAACGGGGGAACTAGCCGTGGCTTACCTATCAGTTGTTTTCTTAATTTTGTTCCTGATTCCCGCAATGGTTTATCTGCTCACTATGATGAGAATATATGGCTCGCTAGTGGAGGTGGAGGCATCGGTGGATGTTGGAGTAATGTTCGGAGCAATGGTGTGGACACTGCTAACGGTTCTAAGTCTACTGGTTCTATCCCATTCATGCACGTAGTTGATAGTCAGATGCTTGCCTTTAATCAAGGCGTTACAAGAAGAGGGAGTTACGCAGCATACATGGACATATCTCATCCAGAGATTGAAGAGTTTATTAATATGCGTAAGACTACAGGAGGAGATTTAAATAGAAAGTGTTTGAATCTTCACAATGCTGTGAGCATATCCAATGAGTTCTTAGATTGTGTGAAGACTGACAAAGAGTGGAGACTGATAGACCCAAAAACTAACACGGCAGTTAAGACAGTTTCAGCGCGTGACCTGTGGTTCCAAATGATTCAGACAAGAATGGAAACAGGAGAACCGTACATTGTTAATCTAGATATATGCAACGATGCTTTACCAGAAGAACAAAAGAAACTAGGTCTAGAGATTAAACAGAGCAACCTTTGTTCTGAGATTATGTTACCAACCAATGAAGAAAGGACGGCAGTCTGTTGTTTGTCTAGTGTTAATCTTGAGTACTTTGATGAGTGGTCAAAAGAAGATAGCTTTATTTCTGACCTTATTACTATGCTCGATAACGTGTTACAAAACTTTATTGATGCGGTCAAAGAACAAGGAGGCTACGCTAAAGCAGCTTACTCTGCTATGCGTGA